CGTGCGGATCTCCGTGTGCTGCTGCGCGAGCGTTAGATCGTTTGCCTTCGGCACTTCGATGCGGCACCAGCGGAAGCCGAGGTCAGCCTCGGTCATCGTGCTGCCGCCGATGGCGTCGCGCGTCGACACAAGACGGACGAAGCGCACGCGCGCGTTGAATCTGCCGGCGCCGATCATACCGGCACACTCCTGTTGAACCAGAGCAGATCGAGCGCACTCTGCGGCACGTCAGTCATCGCTCCGGAGGTCACGGATTCGCGATGTGCGTACCAGTGGCCGACGAGCAGCAGGATGGCTTGTTTCTCTCCGGCCGTCGCGGGCTGGACAGTCTCGCCTTCCGGCGGGGTCTCGTTCTCGCCGTAGACGCGCGGGGCGATGAGGCGGTTGGTGAAGCTCTCAGCGTACTCACGCGCAGAGCTGATCAGCGCGGTGATGTAGCCGTCTTCGTCGCTGTGCTCGACGCGCAGGTGCAGCTTGGCTTCGGCCAGCGAGACGGGTTCGGTGATGGTCATGGGGACGTTCCCCTTTCATGAAGGGCGCTCCGGCGGACGTGGAACCGCCGGGAGCGCTTATTGTTCGATCCGCGCTTAGGCGGCAGCGACCTTGATGAGCTTGACGGCTTCGCTGTCCTTGAGCATCCCGCCGACGCGTTTGGTGGTGTAGAAGCCGACCATGGGCTTGTTCGTGTACGGGTCGCGCAGCATACGGATGCCGATACGGTCGACGATGGCGTAGGCTGCGGCAAAGTTTCCGAATGCGATCGGGAAGTTGTTCGCGCCCACGTCGTCAAAATCGTCGTTGACGGTGACGGGATAGCCGAGGAGCATACTGGGGACGCCGGCCTGAAGTCCGGGCTGCCACAGGTAGTTGTCGTTGTCGTCTTTCAGCTTGCGGATGGCTGCCAGCGTGGTGCGGTTCATCATGAAGCGCGCGCCGTTGAGGTGTCCGGTCTTCAGCGCGGTGATAAGGTCGATGAGCAGGTCCTGCGGATAGTCGCCGAGAGTGGACGCCGCGCCGCTCTTGATGAACTGGAGCGTGCCGAAGGCGCGCGTGCCGTCCTTCGTCGCGGCCTTGTCGTAGGCGAGCAGGCCCTTGGGCTTGTTGGTGCCGTTGCCGCTGGTGAAGGCAAGGTTCTCCATCACAGCGAACTCAGCGGCGATCTCCTGCGCCAGCCAGCCTTCGACGTCGAAGCACATGTCGTCGAGGGCGGTCTGCGTGGCCTGGGGGTTGGCGTAGACCTCGCCCATTACGGCGTTGACTTTGGTCAGCGTGGGCGTGTCGGTGGCGCCGCGGGCGTCGGTCTCCCCCACCCAGCCGCCGGTCGCGCCGTGCAGGCCGACGAGCTGGCTGTAGTTGTTGCCGCCGATCGTGATCTGCGAGCAGACGCTGCGCATGGGCACAGCCTCGCGGAGCAGGTTGTAGACGGTCGTTTCCAGGTTCTCGGGAACGGCGTAGCCGCCATCGCCGCCGGTGGTGACGTTGGTGTAGCGTGCCGTCTCGACGGCATCGTCGCCGCCGCTGCCGGAATCGTCTCCGGAGCCAGCCGCGGGAGTCTCGTCTTCTTTGCGCAGCCAGCGGACGAACGACTTGCGGTAGGCTTCGGCGCGGCTGCTGTGCTTCCAGCCGGCCGTGCCGGGGCGGTTGAGGCGCGCCTCGATGTCGCTCTTTGCCTTTTCAAGGCGCTCGATCTCCTTCTCCAGGCGGGCGAGCTTTTCGTCGAACTCGGCGGTGGACTTGCCCTTTTCAAGGGCTTCGAGACGCTTGTCATTCTCGTCCTTGAACTGCTTGACAGCAGTTCCGAGGGCGTCGATGGCGTTCTTCAGTTCTTCGGTGTTCATGGTGATGTTCTCTGCCATGGGGATCACTTTCCTTTCAGGTATTCGATGGTGCTACGGATGGTCTGTACTGCGTGCGATTTATTTTCAGCGTCGCGCTGAAGGTCTTTGATCCGGGAGATAAGGCCTTTCGCCTCGGTGCGAGAATAACCGGCGTCGCGCAGGTTTTCCTCCACGTCCTGGATCGTCGCCAGATTTTTGACGCCCGTCACGCGGGCGGCGTCGTTGGCCGGGAAGGTGACAAGCGACACTTCCCAGAGGTCGATTTCTTTGAGGCGGCGGACGCGGCTTCTGCTCTTTTCGTCGTCGCTGCCTTCCTTGGGGGCTTTATCGTATTCCCACCGGACGGGCATGTAGCCGATGGACAGGCCGCTGATCGCGCCGGCTTTGAGCAGCTCGCGGGCTTCCGTGGCCTTGGCCACTTTGCCGATCAGCAGGCGTCCGCGCATGAGCAGGCCGTGTTTGTCCTCGCTGATCTCTTCCCACACGCCGATCGGCTGGGTTGGATCATGCTGCCACAGCAGGGCAGGCTTTTTCTTCTCGATCGACTTGGCGAACGCGCCGGCCTCGACGATGTCGCCGTAGGCGTCCACGTTGCCGAAGACGCTGCCGTAGCCGGTGAACGTTCCGTCCTCGCGGACTTCGCGGATCTCCAGCGGGTAGTCGAGTTTATTCATCATTTTCGGGGTCATTGAACGGATCTCCTTCCGTCGTGTTGTCGTCGCTGCCGTCGTCGTTTTCGTCGGCGCCGACGCGCATGTTGAGCGGGGTCATGAACTCGTCGCCGCCTTCGCGGGGATTGAGGTCTTCCTTGGCGCGGGCTTCGTTGGGGCTGAGGAAGCCGTTGTTGATGCCGATCTGGTAGGCTTCGTAACGGCTCTTGATGTCGCCGCGCAGCAGGCCGTCGAGGTTGAACTTGACGGTCAGATCGGGCTCGTCTTCGGGGATGAGGTGCCAGGCGATGGCCGTCTCCCAGCGCTTGATCCAGGGCAGGATCGTGCGGCTGACGAAGCCGATGTTCATGGCCTCGATGCCGCTTCCCCACGTGGTGCTTTTCTCGGTGGACTGGATCTCGTGCAGCGGCACGCGGAAGATGCGGGCGATCTCCTCGACGGTGAACTCGCGCGTCTGGATGTACTGCGCGTCTTCCTGGCTCATCGACAGCGGCGTGTACTTCATGCCCTCTTCGAGGATGGCGATGCTGCCGGCGTTGCCGCCGCCGTGCAGGGCGTGCCAGTTGTCGCGCAGGCGTTCGACGGCCTCGGCCTTGAGCCGGCCGGGATGTTCGAGGACGCCGCCCGGCGTAGCGCCATTTTTGAAGAGGGCGCTGCCGTGGCGCGCCGTCGCCAGCGCCAGGCCGACGGTCTCGCGCGCGTAGGAAATCGGCGAGAGGCCGGTGTAACCGTCGAGCGTGCGATAGCGGATGTGCATGATCTCGCGCGTCGTGGCCGCCTCGTTGATGTGCTCGCCGCAGACGTAATACGTCAGGCTCCAGTCGGAATTCTGCCGCACGGAAACGCTACCAGGCGGCAGGGGCAGGAGTTCGCGCACGGCGCCAGAGCTGTCGCGCACTTTCCAGGCGTAGAAATTGCCGTAAAGACACAGGTGCTGCATGGCCTGCTCGCGGAACTCGAAGCTGGTCTGCCAACTGTTGGGACGGTGATAAAGCAGCCTTGAAAGCGGATGATCCGGCTGTTCTTCGCTGCCGCCGTCCGCTCTTTTGCGGATGACGCGGATGGGCAGCTGGGCGACAGTCTCGCTGAGCAGACCGACGCAGGCATACACGGCGGCGACGCGCAGAGCGCTAGCCGGCGTGACGGGGATGCCGGCAGCCGTTTCGGCCGGAACGACAGGGCCCTGCGACACGTCGATCAGGTCGAGCAGGCCGCTTTTGCGGGCCAGCGTGCGGATGGCTGTTTTCAGGTTCAATGGCTTCAGCTCCTTTTCAGAGGGTGAGCAGGCCGCGCTCTTCGTAGACGCTCGGGCCGGTCTGGACTCCTTCGGTCTGCTGCTGCGCGGCGATGGCGATGATCAGGCTCATGAGCGGGTCGATGCGGCCGGTCGCGCTGTTTTTGACGGGGCGGAGGTTGCCGTTCTCGTCGGCCTTGACGCGGACGTTCTCTGCCGCGCGGCGCAGGGCAGGATTGCCCAGATGGTTGAGGGCGCGGGAAGTGACGAGGCGTTCCAGTTCCTTCGACGCGGGACTGAGTGTGCGGAAGCCCTGGCGGATGGGCGCGACGGGCAGGCCGTCGTCCTGTTCGATCTGGATCATCAGCTGCGTGGCGTTCCACGGGTCGTAGCCGATGGCGCGCAGGCCGCTGTTGCGGGCAGCGATGTCGAGGATGCGCTCGCGGATGAATCCGTAATCGACCACGTTTCCGGGGGTCAGTTCGACGATGCCCTCCCTGATCCAATCCCAGTACGGGATCTGGTCAAGACGGCTCTTCCAGTCGACGAGCTCTTCGGGCATCCAGTTGTGATTGATGGCGACGCCGCGATCGGGATACCAGACGGTTAGGCTGGTCAGGTCGGTCGTGCTGGACAGGTCGAGACCGATGTAACACGGCTCGCCGTCCAAGTCACCCGGGTCGTCCGTGGAACACTCGTCCCACGCCTCCATTGGGATCCAGCGCGTTTCCTGGCTGGTCCACTGGTCGAGGTAGAGGCGGCGGAAGGTGTTCTCATACGCGGGGATCTCCATTGCGCGCTTGTACTCGCTGCGCAGGAACTCCGGCTTGATGCTGACGCCGAGGTTGGGGTTGGCCTTTTTCCAGACGCGTTCGTCGGTCCAGTCGTCGTTTTCATCAGCACCGTAGATGACAGGGTAATAGGTGGGATCATGGTAGTCGCCGCTGAGGATCCGGCTGGCGATCTGATGCTGTTCCCAGCAGATGCTCGTCCGGTCCCAGCCGGCAGTGGTGATGGCCAGCATGAGGGGCTGACGGCGCGCGCCCATCGATGTGGCGAGTGTGTCCCACAGCTCACGGTTGGGAGCCGTGTGCAGCTCGTCATAAATGACGGCATGGGCATTGAAGCCGTGCTTGGTCGCAGCGTCGGCGCTGATTGCCTGGTAATAGCTGTTGTTCTTGTAGTAGACGATGCGCTTCTGGCTGTCGATGATGCGGCTGTATTTGCTCAGCGTCGGCGAACTGCGGACCATGGCAGCCGCGGCATTGAAGACGAGACTGGCCTGATTGCGTTCGGACGCCGCTGAATAGATCTCCGCGCCGGGCTCGCCGTCGCCAAAGAGCATGTAGAGGCCGATAGCTGCGGCGAACTCGGTCTTGCCGTTCTTCCGGGGTATCTCGAAGTAGCCGGTGCGGTACTGGCGCAGGCCGTCACGGGTGACGGTGCCGAAGATGTCACGGAGGATGGTCTCCTGCCAGGGGCGCAGCTGGAACGGAGTGCCGGCCCACTCGCCCTTGGTATGTTTGAGGGCGCGCACGAACATGACGGCGCGCTCGGCGAGATGTTTGTCGATCATTGGATGAGGTTTTCCAGAGGATCAGCGGCAGCCTTTTCGCTGGGAAGCATAAGACGCGCACGGCTGCTGGGCGTCATGCCGAACTCGGTGCAGAACGCCTTGATCTGTTTGACACAGGCCTGGACGACATAATGCTCCGGCCGGACAACGAGGTTTTCTTCGCCCGCTTTATTGACGTGGACGGTGGTGAGGCCGTTCTTGTTGAGCGCTTCCTGCGCCTTGCGCATGTCGGCGTAGCTCTGGCAGTAGATCGCCAGCGGCTGGAGGTCGAGGTCCTTGAGCAGTCCGAGACGGTACAGCTCCGGAGCGACACGGTTCCATTCCAGTTTGGCGACGCGCGACAGCCACGACGGAGACGGCGGACAGTCCGGCGGCGTCTCCGGCACAACGCCCTCGGGAATAGCGCGATGGCCGGGATTCCCCTCCAGCTTTTTCAGTTCGTTGGGCTTGCTTTTCCTTCCCGCGGGCATTTTCGTGACCTCTCTTTCGTTAATATAGAATCGTGCTACGCCCTTTTATAAGCTCACCTTGTTCATTTTGTTACTATTCGACGCTGTTTTGACAATGTACCCCTGCCCTTTCAATTTCGCGGGCGTTAAAGAAAGTT